GCGCATCTCCCCTACGAACGCCCTGAAGGCCTCCTTGAACGCGAAGCACGTCTCTGCCAGCCTGCTGACCTTTGTCATGACCCGCTCCCGTGTATCCTGATGCTCCGCCTGACCACGTCGCCCACGGTCTGGGCGTCCGTCACCAGGTTGTCGACCGTCTGGTGCACCTCCAGTTCGCCCATCCCGCCGCGCCTCACGACCTTCCTCAACCTGGCCATTTGCTTTGAAGCCAGGTCGAGCAACTTCTCGCACTCGACCCTGTCCCGCATACTCATCCTCGACATTCTCATGTCAATTGCCCCTCCAGTGGCGCCTAGCGCCGAGAGTATACCACCATATCGCCCAGCAGTGCCGGCAGAGGCACGACCCGACCCTGCCGCCCTCCCGGTCAATCCCCTGGCCGAGGAAGCCGGGCCTCCTGCACCCCGGGCACATCCCCTCCCTCGCCATGGCCTCGTCGCGGCCCCTCGCCTCCGCCTCGACGAACGCCCCGCTACCGACCACCGCACCGCTCCAGGAAGTCCTCGTGCACGGACTGGACCGACCTGCGGCTCCGCCCGACGCGGACCACATTGACGCACCTCTCGGCCGGGTCGCGCGAGAAGCCAACCACCGTGAACTCCCTCGGCCCGGACCAGACGTGCCTGGCAACGGCCGCCTCAGTCGCGCGGACCCTGTCGCCCCTCTCGAACCGCCTAGCGCACATGGCGGGCCATCTCCAGGGCCAGCACGGCGGAGCTCGGCACCGCGCCGACCGTCCCGTCCCCGTGCTCTAGCAGGCAGGACCTGGACGCGGGCATGAACCTCACCAGCGCCACGCCGGGCATGTGGAGCTTCAGGACCAGCCTCAGCACGGTCTCGACTATGGCCACGTCCCCTACCGGAATCTCAGGGTGACGCGGCAGCGCCTCGTCTCGACCTCGAGCCTTGTCGACCCCCTCGGCACGACGAACGCGTCGAGGAAGCTCGGCTCCCGCCCCTCCGGTATGAGCCGGGCGTTCCGGCACAGGTCCCGGCCTATCTCGTAGCACGCAAGCGGCCGAGTGGTGGAACTCGGGGCAGCCGCACGGGTCGAATCCCGCTTCCTTATTATCCTGGCCATCCATTCAACCCTCCTGGTCCAGGCCCAGCAGCCTCGCCGCGAGGGCCTCCGACAGGCACTCCTCGTTGTCCGGGTCGAGCTCGCCCGTGGCCTCGCGCGCAACGTGGTCCATAAGGTCTAGCAGCGCGTCCTCGTCCATCATCAGCGTCGTTTTCATGTCAATCCTCCTGTGCTTGTATTCAAGCCACGCCACAATTTTACAATGTATTGCATTAGTCTGTAACCCCCCAGAAAATTTTCTTGGGGTGTGTCAACTTGGACTTGAACGGCGTATAATCAAGTTGAAGCACGCTCGGCCACCTCACGGCCCGCCAATTCTACGCCTGATTCTACGCGGACTGGAGGACGGACCCATGACCAAGAAGACTCTAGCAAGGCCCAAGGTCGTCGGCCGCCCGTTCCAGAAGGGCAACAGGCTCGGCGTTGGCGGGGCGAAGCCCGGGGCGGGCAGGCCGTCCGACGCGCACCGCGCGCAGTGCCGCAACCTGGTAGAGACGCTCAAGATTCGCGACTTCTTCGGCGACGTGACCAAGGGCAAGAAGGTCGACTTCACGGTCACCATGGACGGCAAGGTCGTGAACGTCCCGGCCTCGGTCCGCAACAGGATGTTTGCCGGCCTCACCCTGATGGAGCACGGCTACGGCCGCGCGCCGCAGGAGATACAGCACAGCATCTCGCCAGAGTCGCTCGCCAAGTTCGAGCTCGCCCTATCCAAGATATTCCAGGACTTCGTCCCCAAGATGTGCCCGCACTGCCGGACCGCGCTCTCCATGCCAGAGGGCATGGCCGACGCCATCCTCAAGCTCTCCGAGGCCTTCGAAGAGGAAGAGGAGGACGTGCTTGCCGTCTAACAGGCCGCTCCTCAACCCGCGCGCGGCCATATCCGCGTCCATCCAGCGCGCCGCCCAGGCGGTGTGCCCCGAGCCCATCTCGCTCCGCGACTTCGTCCTCCGGGCCTGGCGCGTGATCGAGCCGGCCACCCCCCTGCAGCTCAACTGGCACCACGAGCTCATCCTCGAGCACCTCGAGGCCGCGTTCATGCGGCAGGTCACGCGCCTGGTCATCAACGTCCCGCCGCGCGAGCTGAAGTCCATACTCTCCAGCGTCCTGTGGCCCGACTGGGGCTGGACGCGCGCCCCATGGACCCGCTGGGTGTTCACCTCATACTCCCTCTCCCTGTCCACCGAGTTCTCCGTCAAGCGCCGCCGCATCCTGCGGGACGAGTGGTACCAGCAGCACTGGGGCCGCTCGGTCCGCCTGGCCGACGACCAGGACCTGAAGACCGAGTTCGAGAACCTCCAGACCGGCAAGATGACTGCGACCTCCACGGGAGGCACGCTCACGGGCAAGGGCGGCGACTTCATCGTCATGGACGACCCGCAGAACCCGCAGATGGCCGAGTCCGAGGCCGAGCGCAAGCAGACCAACGACTTCTACTCCAACACGCTACTGAGCCGGCTCAACGACAAGCGCCTGGGCGTGATCGTGCTGATCCAGCAGAGGCTGCACGCCGAGGACACGACCTCCCTCGTCCTCAAGGAGGGCGGCTGGGAGCACGTGTCCATCCAGGCCATGGCCTCGCAGCGCAGGACCTACTCATTCCCCGTTTCCAAGCGCGTCGTAGAGCTCGCCGAGGGCGACCTCATACAGCCGGCGCGCTCCGGCATCGTAGAGTTCAACCAGATGCGCAAGGCGATGGGCAGCCGGACCCACGACGCGCAGTTCCAGCAGCAGCCCACCGCCGAGCAGGGCAACATCATCAAGCGGCACTGGTGGAAGTTCTACAAGTACGCGCCAGCCAAGCTGGACCTGGTCCTACAGTCGTGGGACCTGACATTCAAGGACACGACCGACTCGGCGTACGTCTCGGGCCAGGTCTGGGGCATGGTCGGCAGCAACAAATACCTCCTGGACGAGGTGCACGCGAAGCTCGACTATCCCGGCACCAAGCGCGCCATGCTCTCGCTCCAGGCCAAGTGGCCGAGCACGAGGGCGACCCTCGTCGAGGACAAGGCCAACGGGCCCGCGATCATCGCCGACCTCAAGGGCACGGTGTCCGGCCTCATAGCCGTCACGCCCAACGGCGACAAGGTGGTCCGCGCGGTCGCGGTCACGCCGACGATCGAGGCCGGCGACTGCTGGCTGCCCTCCCCCGAGGACGCGCCGTGGGTGACCGAGTTCATCAGCGAGGTCGCCGCCTTCCCCGAGGCCAAGCTGAAGGACAGGGTGGACGCCATGAGCCAGGCCCTGTCGCGCATGGACGACCTGTCGAAGGTCCTGGCCGAGGCGAGGGCCACGCAGGCGCAGGACGACGCCGACACGGACGAACTGGGAGACGCGCTCCCAGAGAGCGAGGTCTTTGAGCATGCTTGACATAATCAGGAACACGTACAAGAGGTGGGTGGACGAGAGCGCGCTGCGGGCCGAGGAGGTCCGCAACATGCTGGACTCCGCCAAGGTCTTCCACTCTACCATCGAAGAGGCGTCGGGCATGGTGACGGAGAGGTCCGGCGGGCAGGGCTGGGACCAGACCGGCGCCAGCAAGTACTCCCACACCCCCAGCGACAGGCAGTCCATGATCCGGCAGTGCCGCAACATGGCGCGGTTCGACCCCAACGCGAAGGCCGCGCTGCTCAACGTGGTGTACTACATCGTGGGCGAGGGCGTGAAGGTCAACCCCTGCTCCAAGGACGAGCGCATACACAAGCTGTGGCGGGAGTTTTGGGAGGCGCCGAGGAACAGGATGGCCCTGCGGTTCCCGGAGTTCGTCCTCCGCACGCTGCGCGACGGCGAGGTATTTCTCCAGTACTTCAGCAAGGACGACACGGGCGCGCCGTCGTGGAAGACTACCGTGCGCTTCCGCGACCCGGAGCTGCTGACCCAGGCGCCGCTCGAGTACGCCGGCGCCCAGGTCGACACGACCGAGGGCATACAGGTGGACCCCGACGACCCCGAGCGCGCGCTCCGCTACTTCATCAAGAAGTCCGAGTCCTCCGGCCTGGTGGACGTGGTGGACGCGAAGGACATACAGCACGCGAAGATTCTGGCCGACTCAGAGCAGAAGCGGGGGGAGTCGCACCTACAGGCGATACTGAAGCTCGTGGCGAGCTACGACGACTGGCTCAGGTACAGGATCATACTCAACAAGGTGCGCACGGCCATCGTCCTCGTCCGCAAGATCGAGGGCGGCACGAGCGACGACGTCAAGAAGATAGCGGCCGGCATATCCCAGTCCAGCACGGCCAAGGACGGGTCGGTCGCCAAGCGCATGCCCAACCCCGGCACGATGCTGACCGCGAGCGCCGGCGTCGACTACAGGTTTGAGTCGGCCAACATCAACGCGGCGGACGCGGCCGACGACGGCCGCAACATGAAGCTGGGCATGGCCGCGGGCACGAACAACCCGGAGTACGTGTTCGGGGACGCTAGCAACGCGAACTACGCCAGCACGATGATTGCCGAGTCGCCCTTCGTCAAGGGCATACGGCACTGGCAGACCATTTTCGAGTGGCACCTCAAGGAGATGTTCCGCAGGGTGGTGCAAGCGGCCGTGGACGCGGGCAAGCTCACAGCGCCAGCCGAGGACGACATATTTGCGGAGCCGGGCGAGCAGTTGGCGGAGGCAGGGGACCCAAAGGCGGCGAAGGAGCAGCCCGAAACAGGCGAGGCTCCCACCGGGAAGGAATCTTCCCAAGGCCAGCAGGGCACCTCCCCCACGCCCGGCTCCCTCATTTCGGACGCGGAGGCGTTCTTCAAGTGCGACGTCCAGTGGCCGGAGATAATCCACAGGGACATCAAGCAGCTGACCGACTCGGTCGTGGCGCAGAGGAACGCGAAGCTCGTGAGCGAGCCGACCGCGGCCCAGATGCTAGGGCACGACTACGAGGAGGAGGTGCGGCGGCAGGCCGTCATCGAGGAGACCTCCGCGGAAAACCCGTTCAAGCAGCAGGCCGACCCGTTCGAGGACCCCGGCATGAGCGCGGAGATAGACGCGGCCATGCAATCCCTGTCGCCCGACGAGGCGCAGAGCATACTCAAGTCCGGCGACATGGGCGGCATCATGAAGACCATACAGACCAAGCGCAAGGCCGGCATGATGGGCAAGAAGCAGCCCTTCGCGAAGAAGAAGGGGGCGCAGGGTGAGTAGCCTGTTCCCAACGCCGGAGCTCAAGAAGATATACTCCAGGTACCCCGCGCTCGCGCGGACCAAGACCTGGCTGACCGTGTCCGAGCTCGCAAACTCCGGCAAGGCGGCGGAGGCATGGGAGCTGGCCGACAAGGCGAGCAAGTCCTCCAGGCAGGTGAACGCTCAGAACGTCATGGCCAGGAAGGTGCGCATCGAGCGCGTAAAGTTCTTCGCCCTCCAGACGCGCATGGGGCGCGAGTTGTCCGACCTGCTGGCGGCTACGGGCAAGAGGGTGGCGGACCAGGCGCTGGGCATTAGGAACACGCCGGCGCAGATCAGGGACGGCAAGAAGATGGTCACCGTGGAGGTGTCGCTGCTGCGCAGGGCGCTTACCAAGTGGTCTACAGACTTTGTGTGGGAGTCCGTGGAGATGGGCATCGCGCACATCGAGGCCGCCATGCTGCCCGTGTTCAAGGACAACCAGGAGCAGCTCCACCACGACACGTGGAAGGAGATGAACCTGATAGAGGAGCGCCTGACGTTCGGCATCAGCAAGGAGCTGGCCGGCAAGGGCTCGCCGGAGATCGGCAGGAGCACGCAGGCCTACAGGGACGTGACAGACAAGGCGTACGCCGCGGTAGTCCAGAGGAACAACAACGGGCTGAAGTTCAGCTCCAGGCTCTGGGACCAGACCAAGCAGGCCGAGCTAGACATGCGCAGGATACTGGAGAACGAAATTTCGCAGGGCACGTCGAGCCAGGACGTGGCGAAGCACCTGGAAGGGTACCTGCAAGACGAGCCGGTGCCGGGCACAGGAGTATACGCCAAGCCGAGGGCCAACGCCATGCGGCTCGCGCGCACCGAGACGAACCGCGCGTACGTGGCCGCGCAGGCCGAGTGGGCCAAGACGCGCTCGTGGGTCAAGGGCATGATGGTCACGCTCTCCAGCGCGCACGAGGAGACCGGCTGCGAGTGCGAGGCGGAGGCCGGCAAGGTGCTGGACCCGGAGGAGTTCGCGTCCACCGTGCCCGTCCACCCGCACTGCATGTGCTACCCGACGATGGTCATAAAGGACGAGTACCTTAACGTGGAGGAGGGAGCCCGTGCCGAAGCCGTTCTTTAACATAGTCCTCCCGTCCTGCAATCGGCCGGACCTGCTCAGACGCGCAGTCGCGTCGGCCCTCGCGCAGACGCACAGGGACTTCAAACTGTGGGTCCTGGACATGTCGTCCGAGGAGAACTGGGCCAAGGTCGCGGCGTGGTGGAACGCGTCCACCCCCCCGGTGGAGCGGGCCGAGCTCCGCCGCTTCGACACGCCCAAGGGCGTCGTCCCCTACTCCTGGATGACCAACCAGGTCTACGGCATGTTCGCGAGCGACTCCTGGGTGAGCTACCTGACGGACGACGCATACTACCCGGCCGACAGGCTGGAGATTTTCGCGGGCCAGATCGAGCAGCGACCCGGGATCGAGGCCATCTATGGCGAGCAGATCAGGATCAACTGCGGCGCGAAGAGGTTCCCGCAGGGC